ATCATGCGAGCTCCGAGCTCCTTTACCTCCAAAATATGCAAATGGAGGTGTTGACCCGCTACTTTTTTCTTTTTCGCGAGAAGCTCCTGTTCTTGGACTTGGACGTAACCTTGAGGTTCTTTCTTCGGTTGTCGGCCGTGTTGCGATTCTTGTGGTGGACGTCTTTCCCGTCACCCTTTCGAACCTTGCCCGCCTTCTTGAGCTTAGCCCTTGCACTGTTGCGCTGAGCCCGGCGTTTCTTCTGTTTCGGCTTGGAGTGGTAATTCTTGTACTCCTTCTTATAGTTTCTCCGAGTAGGCATACCGGAATCCTGCCCCGGCCAGAGGTATGGAGCAACCGGTTGGGGGGTGGGAGAGAGATGCTACTTCTTCGCCTGCTCCTGCTCCTCGACCGACGACCCCGAAGGGAATTGCTTAGCCGTGCTATGAAAAGTGCCCTCAGGGATAGAGAACCCGACGATTCTGTGGGTATCCTCGTCGACGTCCGTAATCAAATGCGCTGGGTTCACCCACCCCAAAAGCTTTGCGCACTCATGGCGTTCAAAGACCTTTCGGTAATCTGCGTCCCACCTGCCCTTTTCCCATGGGTCTTTTTCTTCCGTCGTGTGTTTCTCCCAAGCAACCTTACGATCCTCATAGAAGCTTGTAAGTCGGTAGGGGGCATACAGCCTTATGTCGTAGACCCACCCCGTATACTCATTCGCGATGCTGAAGGTCTTCGCAGGGAAAACTACCGATCGCCCTCCGGAAACATACCATGCGTTCACGATTCTCCCAGCCCACTCTTTACCATAGCTGATTGCCTTCTTCCCCGGCTTAGCACGCACCCGATCACCTATTTTGAACAACGAATCGGGAGTAAGCACGCGCTTTCCAATGCTACTCTCGATGTGTTTTGCAAGCCGTTGATTTTGCTCGGTCAGCGCGGCTACCACCGCATCCTTCGTATTGTTAGGGGTTCCGTATTGTTCGTGCGTCCAGATCGACAGGATTGCCACGCAGCTTACGCAGAATGTGGCGGCTGATGCGGCCAGCACCCACATTTGTCGTCTAAGCCCGGTCCTTAAACCCACCACCGTCGACAGCTTTACTCCGTCGAGCGTGATTGATTGGGCAGCGGTGCCGTTGGGGATTTCGTAATCGGCGGTTGATCCGTCCTCATTGTCTATAGTCAGTTTACTCATCGTCTTTTCTTCTTTCTCGCGGTGTGTGGGTTTATACGTCTTCCGGCTCATAGTCCTTTGCGTAGCGCGCAACTCCTATGAATCTCGGAAGTTTGGGTTTAGGTTGCTCGATCATTGCCATTGCGCCTAGCACGGCGTCATTGACGAATGACGAGACGTTGGTTTTGGCCCCCCGCTCACTCAGCTCCTGGCATAATTCCTGAAGCCGAGTGTAGTCCTCGCAATTCATGCGAACATTGAGCGTGTTGAGGGTCAGCTTTTTTGCATTCACGGCGCGACAGAAGACTTTTTTTCACTTCCTGTAAAGCCTAAAGTTTACAAAAGAATACAAAAGTAGACAGAGAGTCTTTTTTTACTTGCAACAGGTTTTCCCAGTCTTCATACCCGTGCTCCACAGACAAAAAATAAGGGCCAACCTGCGCTAACAGATCAGCCCAAGTACTAAACAACCACACACCACATGCGTATCATTCAGTATCCCCCACTACATGCACGGCCGGCGTGCCCACGTCAAGGTCGAACGGCTAGCTACTATCATACAGTCGTCTTAAAATAAAGTCCCCCTGTCATTTCCATATTTCACGGGGTGAAATTTGAAAAATTTTAGGACAGGGGGACAAGGACTCCAACTCCTAAACCATACAACACCATAACCACACACCATCATGAACATACTAAAGGAAAAACCCGACATCATCATCACCATATTCGGCGAAGAACACGATCCTCGTAGAGAATTCGAGCTTATTACCACTAACGACAATCGCCGACAAGAATGCACCATCCCCGTCGAATCTGAATACGGCTTCTCAGCACTAATCATATTCAAAGAAAACGAAAAATGGAAAACCGAGGAAAACAGCTATGATCTCATGCACCACCTACGGGAAGTTCATTATATGCACTACTATCGCCAACTCGACCCCAGAGAACAAAGATACAACCAAACTCATCTTGAAATCGATTGTGCCTTCGAATCATGGGGAGACGGACGAAACATGTTCACCTTCGGAGAAAAAGCCAAAGAGATGCACATCATCCAAAGCCCTAAATGGATACAAGAACCTCATCAAATGGTTGAATATCAACACCACATGCACCCACCGCTAACCGAAGAAGTCCACCCTACGTGGACAGGCCCCGTTCCCTCCTACGCATAACCATAACCACACACCATCATGCTAACACTAAACATTAAAAACAAAAACTACATGCACATCGACATCGATACCGATTCGGTGATTCACAAACATCTAGTAAAAAAACTAGACGATCTCGACGAAAGCTCCCTCTGCACAGGCGGCCAGCTTTATTATCACCGACACCAAATACTAAAATTGAAATCCAATGATTACAAAGGATACTACGCACGAGCGGACCACTACTACAAGCCGGACGACGTTAAACACAACCTCACCATGCTCGACAGCTTTCACATCAGCTTGGGCACACCATTCCGATTTAACTCGCTACAATCAGACCCTACCGTCGCACACGACCTCTACGAAGAGAAACTAAACGAGAGCCTAGATTTATGTCACATGGATGCCGTACCAATCATTGGCGACATTACACTAGCGCCTATCTACATCAGTGCAGTCGACAACAAAAAATCCGCCTGGATCCCCCTACATCCCGAATGGATATATAGAGCTACCCACCTATGGGGAGACATAAACCTCGACCTGTTCGACAGCTATGATCACCTAGGAAAGGAAGACGAAGACTTTCCCATTAGGTTACTCCATGTGAGCATAGCCAACCTGACCGGCAACCCTTACGACAGCATCGCTCGTCCCGAGAACTGCATAATCGATACTATCCACATCTAAACCATGAACCTAGAAACCGCACTAGACTGGGCATTCGTACTAATCCTCATCGGACTAACGATGCTCTTCTCCTGGCTAACAGCCTCAATCCAATAACCGCACACCATCATGAAATCAACTAACCTAGTACTCGAACCACTCCACAATATTGGAAAACCCCACCCAAATCTGGACTACTCTAACAAACAAAAAGGGCCTTGGTTCGAAAATACCCTATCGAATCCCAACCTTCTAAAGTATCCAAAAGAAAAAATCTGGGCCATCCATGCCGAAGGAGAACTATCAGAGATATTCAGCTACGACTATCTCTCAATAGTGGAAGGCGACATGCCCTCGGAGTACGGAGTATACGCAGTCAAGGTAAACCTAGAAGGCTACTCAAGACCCGAAAACCAAATCGTAGACTGCCATATGCTATTCAACAGAATACAAGGCAGCATTCGAGGTATTGTCCATCTGCTTAATGAACCACTCGACATGGATGAAATAGACGACCCAAAAATCCATGAAGAGCTCGTCCGTAGCTTCGCAAAAGCGAAAGCCGACGATCTCGCCTTCACGCAATATCTCAAAGCAAAAAGAAAAAAATCAACATAACCACACACCAAAATGAGAATCATATACCAAAAACAAGGCTTCCATGTAGATGGACTGCATCTCGCACTCCACTACCTCGAGAAACTCAATATAACTCCACTAAAGATGCGCTACCAATGGCCCGGATTCATCTACCTCAAGGAACAATCCGACTACGATAAACTTAATCAAGCCATCAACCAATAACCACACACCACATGCAATATGAAGATATCAAGATTCGACCCCGTTAAAAGAACAACCGTCGAGATGGAAATCGACGTAACGGAAGACCAAATCTTCCAATGGCAAAACGGAATGCTAATCCAGGAAGCCATGCCCAACGTACCTCAAGGTGAACGAGAATTCATCAAAACGGGAATCACTCCGGAAAGCTGGAAAGAACTATTCGGCCCATTCGATGAAGCCCCTGCATAACCTAATCGAGGAACTCGAGGACTACATGATCCAACTCGTCGACCACGACAGGGGCAAGTCCCCCATCCGCGACGCCGTCCAACTCAGAATCCTTCGAGCACGAATCATTGCCCTTCAGCAAATATTGGAAGTCAAAAATCCAATACAACTATAACCACACACCACAATGAAACCCATAGACCAATACCGAATAACGAAAGATAACCGAACGCCGACTCAACTCCTGCACTTCCTACTATGGACTACCGTAGTAGCGGGAAAACGATCGGACGTTCAAACCACTAAGTTCAACCAACTCTTCGAGGAACAAGAACCCGAAGACTTGATCAACCAACACGGCAACACCGTTCGCGGAGCATTGCGTTCCGTAGGCATGGGCCAGGAAACCCGACTGACAAAATGCTGGCGTCACATTGCCAACAACATGCGTCCAACACACCTAAGAAACATCGATCGCGACATCTTAGTCCAAGTACCCGGAATAGGAATGAAGACCGCAAGCTTCTTCATCGCTCACTCCCAAGCCTGGCCCGAGATCGCCGTACTCGATACCCATATCCTCAAATGGTTGAAAGACCAATTCCCCAAACTACCCATACCCAAAATTACTCCACAGCAACCACAGGAATACAAGAACATAGAAGCCTTGTTCCTAGGCCGTAGCTGTCAACTAAACATAAGCCCGACGGATCTCGATAATCTGATCTGGCAAACCGCAACAACTAAATAACCACACACCAATGCTACATAGAACAAAACTGCAAACCATACTACAACGTCTCGGCAATGCCATCTTCCACATCACGTGGATTAAGAAAGACGGCACCGAAAGATCCGCCAACTGCCGTACCCGAGTAGTCAAAAACATCAAGGGAACCGGCCGACGGATATCCCAACCAACGAACAGTTACGTTCCCATATATCTCATGGGCAACGAAACAGGTTACCGCACGCTAAACCTCGATACCGTAAAATCCATAAAATGCTACGGAATCAAAGCCAACGTAACCCCCGAACCAATCGAGCAAACGTTCGACCTCTCGTTAACACAACAAGACCAACCGAACAATGTCCTCGAATTCGCAGAAGCCTCGTAAATACCGATTCTTCTACCACTACAACAAACCCAAGCGATGCCTGACGGTGCACTACCGAGGCAAATGCTTATTAACCGAAGCCGTCCGCATATCCGTGCCGACGGAATCAAAAAAGAACAAGCGTCAGCCCTTAATCACAATACAAGGCTGGTGCGATCATATAAACCACACACCAAAGCTAACTATCATAAAATGAAAGATCTATATCTACATTGCGGAAGCACGCCCTGCGAACTTCCAGACATACAACGGGCTTCCACGCCAAGTCACACCGACACACACTACCCGATAAAGCACGATCACCTACTCGGCCTCGTAGAAGACACCTTGACCGATCAAGGACTCGACATCGTGAAAAAGCGATACGGCCTCGGCCACAAAGGACACAACATGTTCGCCACCTTCGAGATCGAAAAAGCCGGTGCAGGAGAAGACAACGGTACCTTCCGAAACATCGTCGGCATACGCAACAGTCACATCAAGCACTTCAGTGCCGGACTCGTCGCAGGATCAAGAGTATTCGTTTGCGACAACCTCGCATTCAGCGGGGAAATCAAATGCAACAGAAAGCATACCCGCAACATCCTCAAGGATCTCCCTAACATCGTAAACTACATGGTGGGACAACTGAACGACAAGTGGCTTCATCAGGAAATCCGTTACGAAGCCTACTCCGCTACGGAACTGGAACAGACACAGGCCGATCAACTGATGGGTCTCGCATTCCGCAAGCAATGCCTTCCCGGATCCAAATTCCAAAAGGTACTCCAAGAATGGGAAAAACCAAGCCATGATGAATTCGAGCCACGAAACGCCTGGTCGATGTTCAACGCCTTCACCGAAGTACAAAAGAGCTCCCCAAGCACAATCCAGGACCGTAGCATTTTGCTACATAACACGTTCAACAGCTTCTGTCAGGATACAATCGATGACCTAATGGCCGAACGATCCCCGGATCCCATTGACATCACTCATCTGGAAGACACCGAAATACTGGTAAACTAAATGTTATTGCGCACTGCCTTCAAGGTACTCGCTCGCCCGGAAAAATACTCCGAAGAGCAGTACCGGAAAGCAGTGAAACGATACGTAAAAGCCTACAGCCTGGCACCTTGCCCAGTCTGCGATGAAATCCTAATGAACGCAGACCAAGCAAAGAACGGAAAAAGCTGTTTCCGCTGCATGCTATGGTTAGGCACAAACGAACCACATAATGACAAAAACAACGTCAAAGACTAATCCAGTATTACGATGGAATCGCGGCAACGTAAAGCTGCCCGATCGTATCATTCACTTCAGCCTACCATCAGGCCACAGCTGCCCCGCTGCTCTGAAGTGTCTAGCCAAAGCCCATGCCCTAACCGGCAAAATAACGGACGGCAAACAACAGGACTATCGTTGCTATGCAGCCATGCAAGAAGCAAGGCACAGTAACATCCGCAACCAACGATGGCATAACTTCCAGACACTTCGTCGACTGGGAAGAAAGAAAATCTTCACACTACTGAAGGCTTCTCTCCAACCCCTACATGACAAGTATCTGCTCAATCATCAACAAAGGCCAATTGTCAGGGCTCACGTAGGAGGAGACTTCTTCAAAGACGATTACTTCCTCGCATGGATGGATCTCGCAAGGAGCTTACATCCCACCCAATTCTACGCTTATACAAAGCGACTGGATCTATGGGTACTCTACAAAGACGAGATTCCCGACAACTTCGAGCTGAACGCATCCAAAGGAGGCAAATTCGACGACTTGATCGAACTGCACAACCTGAAGACTGCAGAGGTCGTATTCAGCTTAGCCGCAGCCAAGAAAAAAGGACTGGAACTAGACCATGACGACAGCCACGCATACAAACCAGGCAAATCGTTCGGTCACTTGATCCACGGGTCACAACCCGCTGGTTCAAAAGCATCCAAAGCCTTAACCACACTAAAACATGAAATCGGATGGACCGGCTATTCAGCCCATACCAAGAGCATCTCGTAAGCGTATAACCAAATTCTTCGAAGGTCTAACACCCTACAAGATTTCGCAATACAAGCGCGACTGGTCGACTATAGCCCCACAAACCGATCAGGAAACCATCAATCGATGGCGATTCGCCTACTGCACAATCCATACCCCGTGGGAACGCAGCTGCGATCAGTACAACCAAATCAAAGGTATATACGGTTACACCACACGCCAACGCCTGGAACACAAACTATCATGTTCCAGCGGAGGCATGTGGTCACTCAAAGCCAACGGAATATACCACTTCCAAATGAAATGGTTAACGGATCGCAAGCTGTTCCAACCCACCAACGATTGGCAACAATGGAGAAACAAACTCATCGAACGCTTACCCAACATAGGGCAAGCCAAGATCAGCTTCGCCATCGAAATGATTCATCCTCATACGGCCCAATGCCTATGTCTCGATCGACACATGCTCAAGACATTCGGCTGGACTATGCTGGATCATCAACCGGAGCTACCGCAGTACCAACACTACGAAAACTACTGGTTGAAACAATCCCAACACTACAACGTCCCACCTGTAATCAGCAGGAACATATTCTGGGACAAAATCCAAAACCAAACCAACTCACTATACTGGGCTCATGTACTATAACAAAACAGACCACACACCACACACGGATCAGGATCCACCGTACGAAATATCGGATTCATCAATCACAATCATCTGGAACGGAGTACCCCACACCGTGTCCAGCTCGTCTCCCAACTATGCCGACCTCAAGGACGTAATCCGCTCAAAACACTGGGATCTGCTCGACCAAACTCTATCGGTCAAAGCATCCTTCCAAAAGCTAAGCGACGGAGACATATCCATCGAAGGAGATATCGTTCTATACAAGGGACAACCAATAAACAACGCCTTGAGCAATAAGATGCTCTACCTCCTTCGAGAAGGATTCACCGACCTCGGACCATGGATGAAATTCGCCAACAAATACATGGAAAATCCATCCTACAATTCGAGAGAACAAGGGTATAAGTTCATCGAACACTCCAACATGCCCATCACTCACGAAGGAAACGTCATCGGATACAAAGGAGTATCGGAAGAATACAAAGACATATACTCCGGACGATTCGACAACTCCATCGGTTCCACCCACGAGATGCCCCGCACAATGGTCGACGACAACGTTGATCACGGTTGCTCCGCAGGCTTCCACATCGGCACCTTCCAATACGCCGACTCCTGGGGCCACAATGGAAAACTGATGCAAGTCGAATTCAGCCCCAAAGACATCGTATCCGTACCCAGCTGCAGTCAATACGCAAAGCTACGCGTCTGCAAATACACCGTGGTGGGTGAATGCTTCGACCGTGCCCCCCTGGCCGACGGCCTATACGGCATCGACGCCGACAACCCGCAAACCAAAAAGCTGAAAAAGTACCTACGCAAAAGGTGGAAGAAAAACAAAACTCCCACCTTGCACAAAATCGCAGGGAAATTCCCACAGCTAAACTCCAACGACATCCATAACACCCTCGTCGAGGCAGGAGGTTCCTTTCAATGGGACATCAATGCCGAGGATCTAACTGCACGGCCCAACCCCTCTTAGCGGTATTGGTTATGGCGACCTGAGCACGTCGTAAAACTGCTCATCCTTTAACCACACACCACTAATCACGCACTATCATGAGAATCACATGCAAAGACGGTTTCACCTTCGGCATGATCACTGGCCCCCACACGTATTCAAGCGAAGGATCCGTTGAAGTAGGCTTCCCATCCAAACCGGACGAACTATTGGAACCACACCGAGAACGACTAAACGAAGATCCCACGGAATGCGTCTACCCGTACACCCCCCTCACCGTAATCGCCGAACTACTAACCAAGCACAACACCAAACAAAAACCATCATGAACTCACTAAACTTCAACTCACGCTATCAAATCCTTCGAGCAATCGTAGAAGAATGCAGCATAGAAGCCTTAACTAATTCTGAAAAACTAATGCGTATAAGCAAATGCCGAGACGCTTACCTCAAACTAACCGGAATTGAATTCACCGCTGATCGCCTACTCAAGCTCAACTCTCGTCGATGGAAATACCGACTACTCGCACAGAAGAGAGAGGAACGCTTGGACCGCATTCACCAGCTCATGGAACGACTAAGAAAAGGAACAAGCGAAAACAAAAACCAAGACATGGATGAACTTATATCTATCGTTGGATAACCAGTAATCAATAACCACACACCACATAACCAATGAAACTAGCAACCGCAGCATCAAAAATCACAAACAACCTAAACGAAAACGAAACCAGTCATTTCGGAATCCGAACGGAAGACATGGATCACGTAAAAGGCATCATGCGATCCAGGGTATACTCAAAGAAAGAACTAGCTGTCCTTCGCGAGTATGCAACCAACGCAATCGATGCACACATTGAAGCGGGCATCCCCGACAAGCCCATCAAAATCACACTTCCCACCTTGGAAGACTCCACGCTTCGCATACGCGACTACGGCCGAGGACTAGACGAATCCGACATACGAGAAATCTACATCATGTACGGAGCATCAACCAAGAGGCAATCCAATGCCTTTACCGGCTGCCTCGGCATCGGATGCAAAGCCGCCTTCTCATACGGAAAGCAATTCACAATCACTTCCTGGCACAACGGAAAGAAAACCATATGGCTTGCTTCAATGGACGACAACAACCACGGCAAGATAACAAAGTCAGGCGAAGCCCTCGCCCCAAATGAACAAGGAATCGAGATCCAAGTACCAATTAACCTCGGCGATCGCGACACCTTCCTCAAGGAAGCAAAAGAACTACTGCCATACTTCGACGTTCAACCCAAATGTAATGCAGAAATTCCCACTCTAACCTACGATTACGAAGGCCCCGCATGGCAAATACTCGCAAAGGAAGAAGCAGACAACAAGTACCGTAGCCATTACTACTACGAAGGATCCCCCGTAGCCGTCATGGGCAACGTCCCGTACAGGATCGAGTACGACAAGATGAAAAACATACCAAGCCACCTAAGTTCCGCAATGCAAGCGCGTAACCTTATACTCAGACTACCCCTAGGCAGTCTCGAAATAACCGCATCACGCGAAAGTCTCGAATACACCAATCGTACAAATACCGTCCTAATCTCCCAGATGGAGACCACCCTCAAAGAACTATCATCTAAACTTCAATCGGACATAGACGGACAACCCAACCTTCACGCCGCAGTTACTCACGCAACCAAAGCGATTCAAGCCATGCCCGCATCCCTCCAACCGGGCATACTAAAGACACTAACTTGGCAAGACCAATCCCTACCAAATCAAGTCAAAGTACCATTCGATATCACATACTACTCCAAGAAACACAGTTGGAAAAGCGACACCTACAGAAACACAAAGGACGAAGCACGTACCTTCAAACTTACCCCTGATACGTTTCTATGTAGATACGACGCCGAATCCATAACCAAGACCAATGCAACTCGCAGAGTACGCACGCTTCAACATGAACACGGCAACGATCCCAAACATATCTTTTACGTACTCCCCACGATAAAAGAAAAAGTCAAAGTAAAACAGGATGCCTACTATGCACCAACTCTCGCCAACAGCATAGATTGCAGCCCCGTCCTTCCCTTGAAATTCCTAAAGGCCAAACAAAAATCAGTTAAAGGTAAAGACTGGGAATCCAACCTTCACCTATTCGGTAAGGACTCCTTCATCGATCTCAAGGACATTGAACCGATGAAACCCAACCGTACAAATGTAAAAACCAAGAAAGGAACAACAACCAAAATATCTATATGCAGGCTACAACCTTCCTCTCTCGCAACTGATCAACTGCAGGACATCGATACTCCTCAACCCCTAGAAACAGGAGAACTTCTATACATACCCCTCGATCGCTTCAAATGGAATAACAACGGCCCATCAATAGAACGACAATTCCTAGCCGATTACTACCATGCAATCGATCTATTCGAAGAGACCAACAACCTAACCCTCACCAAACCCGATGTAGATCCCATCATCCACGGAGTTAAGAGAGCATACCTCGACAAACTCGACGACTCCTGGATTCCATACGATCAATGGTTCGAGAAACAATTCAAAGCCTTTCGAAACAAATATCGAAAAGCCTACGAAATTGCGATCACTTCCATATCAACGAGCATCAAACTTAATCAACTCATCCCGGATTATCGAGTATCAGACATACTAGACAAACATCAATACTGGCATCCCGCATTACCCACACTCATCAACCTTCATGACTTCGATCGATACAGCCACTGCGCTATACCCACCAAAGACTTGTCGGCTACCCATAGTCCATTCAAGAAAGGACCTCAACCTCACGTAATCTATAAGCTCTTAACCATCGCCATGAATTTAAATCTCATGGAATGGCCTTCTAACGATACGAAACTATGGGACGAGCACGTTCAACCACTCATAGATGAGAAACCCCTGATCCAGTTCCTAAACATACCATACAACACCAACGCAAAGGATATCCAAGATGCACTCAAATCATACATTCAATCCGCCTAAGATTTACATCCTTAATCACAAAGGCGTCAAAAGTCGCATGACTCCAAGAGACCACGACCTCATGGAAGTAATCTCCGCATCCACAAAGAAATGCGACCTTCCCAAAGGTCTAATCATCTCCAAGATGTACGGAGGCCACGTAGACTTCCGCCTGCAATCGGAAAGGTGGCAACACATGTCCATGTACTCCGCAGGAGACAAATGGTACATCGGCACCGGCTTCGTCCCATCCACAACCCACTTCCGATGGATGATTGACACAGCCGACTCACTCTTGCCCTACGCCCAGCGACTATTCGCCAAATAACTTTGTTCACCAAGGTGCCACATAGGATAAAGGGATAAAGCCCTGTCGAGATCGATTACGTCCGACACGTTGCCCAACCTCACCGAACAAAAACTCATATCATTGTTTCATGATGACCGACCTGAGCATGTCGTAAAACTGCTCACTCTTATTTTATCCCGAGTCGAACGGCTCGCCTATTATCATTCAGGCTCTCCCCTACGACATCGGATAGCCTACTATCATTCAGGCTCTCCTCTTCTCTGTATTTAATTTATTTCCCCATTTCATGGGTTAACAAGGGTGTACACCCTTTTATTAAATACGTATAATAAAACAATGAATGCTAAAAACAAAAAACGTGTCGCAGCCGCAGCCGCCGCTCAACCCGAATCCGGACCCCTCCCTCCGTGGGCCAAGTCCCACGAAGTGATTGTCGGACCGCACGACGGAGTCCTACGCTCCAACAAACCGGGGTCAAGTAAGGCCTATATCGATTTCGAAAATCGATTCGGCGAAACACGGAGCGTCTCCATATGGAGTAATAAAGTTCCCACCGAGCTAAAGCCCGGCGATAACTGTCTTATCCATATCAGTATACTCCCCGTAACCGACGAATACCCCAACGAATTCGTCGAATGTGACGTCTGCTTAGTCCCCTAACCATCCTCTCGGCCTCATCGGCCTCCCACACACAGGGTCTCCGGCTCCGCGCCGGAGGCCCTTTTTTTATCCCGAGTCAACCTCTTGACTTATCTCCACTGCCATAGAAAATTCTTAACCCTGAAGCTTAGGGGATGGGGCCTTCCCGTACGACCCCTACCATCACTCAAGCATACAGGATTCTGAATCCTCTATTCCCGCTACGCTAAGTCGTTGACTCTCAGTCGCATGCCAAGCTCGCTACCGAGGACGGTATCGACTTCGCATCCGACTCGGCGATTCCCAGTGCTACTGACACTGCCACCCCCCACCCTGTGCGGGGTACCACTATCACTACCACTCGCAATCGCCTATCAATCACATATAATTGTAGGTATCCTTTGAGAGAGCCGTTTGTTACGGACACAACCGTTTGGAAGGGGGGTACCTAAAATGTAGGCTGTTCGGGTTTAGGGAACCCATAACGGCCAAATACTATGACAAAATTTAAAGCGATTATCTCTCTTCTCTTAATAATGCCGGCCGCAGCGCTGTTCGCGGCCCCCAAAGTCGCCGAGCACTTACAGGACATTTCGGTGACGATTAAGGCAGAAGACAGATTTTCGCGCTCCGAAGGCTCCGGGGTCCTCATTATCCGCAAAATAGACGGGGAGGACGTCACCTTCGTATGGACCGCCGCCCACGTGGTCGACAACCTCCGCACCGTACGCGAGGCAATCGACTCCAAGGGCAATTCCCGAAAGGTCGTGGAGTTCAAGGATGCCAAGGTAGTCAAGGAATTGGTCGAAAGAGGCCGCCGCGTCGGTGAGATAAAGATGGACGCGCGCGTAATAAAGTACTCCGACTACGACGACGGGCACGATTTGGCCCTTTTGATGGTCCGAGCGAAGGATTACGGCAAGGCCGGCGCAAAATTTCTAATAGCCAAGAAGGATGACGTAGTGCCCATCGGCACTGAATTATATCACGTGGGCTCTCTGCTAGGTCAGATGGGCTCGAACTCCATGACATCAGGCATAATTGCCCAGGTTGGACGTACCCAGGGCAAGATGGAGTTCGATCAGACTACCGTTACCGCTTTCCCGGGAAGCAGTGGTGGGGGAGTGTACCTCAAATCCGGAGAATACGTCGGGATGCTCGTGCGGGGGGCGGGCGAAGGGTTCAATCTCATCGTCCCAATTCGCCGCATGTACAAATGGGCGTCCGAAAACGACCTCCTCTGGAGTCTCGATGCCACGGTCGAGGCTCCTGGTATGGAGGAGATACTGAAAATGCCTATCGAGACTTCCACATCCGAGGGAACCGGCTCCGGCGGCGACTCCAAAGGCGCCAAATTCCCGTTTTTGATTAGAAAAACCACCATTGGCGAATGAAAAAGGCCGTAAAGAAGCTCCGAGAAGACATTCACCGCTTCATCGAGGACGACGACTTCGAGAACGCGATCCAGGCCCTCCGCGAAGGACTAGCGGCCGAAACCGTCGTCCGAAAGAACAGGGACGATGGCCAAAGGGGGGTGGAATACACCGAAAAGCCCGATCACACGACCCGATTGCACTCGGCTCGCCTCTTGCTCGAGTACGGATTCGGCAAACCGGCCACTCGCCACGACATCACGGTGGACGACAAGACCCAGAAATCGGCCTCTCCCGCCGAGATCATGTCCCGACTACGGGATTCGGGGGCTCAGCTGACCGAGATTCTGGACGTATACACCGAATCGGTCCAGGAGGCCGAACTCATGCCCATGTCCCTCGATAACCAAGAATAGCGTTGGATGAGCCACGACGACGCATATTTGAACAGCCTGACTCCTCCTCAGAGGCAATACCTGAACGAGGTGATGAGCGTATTCATGCGCTGGTACGAGGAAAGCGACATGGATGACGAGGAAATGGCCGACGTAGCCTCCTACGCCGTCGATCGCTTCTTCGGAATGGACGTGGATTTCTCAGCCGATTTCGATCTCGAGGAGTAATGTGGGACCTGGCATCGATCAAGAAGATGAATACGGACGCCGAGATCCGTAAGCGGGTGGCTCGTGCCCGAGCGCTCAACAGGGTCAGGAAAAAGGTCAAAAGTCAAAAGTCGAAGGGGGAATGACCACCACCGACCAAGACCAACGGCAATTGGCCGATCTCATACGGATTGATCCCGAGGTCTGGTTCAGCACGTTCGGGGTAATCAAGGACAAGCGCGGGCGCAGCATCAAGCCCAAGCCCAATATTTTGCAGAAACGGATGTTCGAGCATTACCGAAAGTGCCAGATCGAGGGCAAGCCCTGCAAGATGGTGATATTGAAGCCTCGCCAGAAGGGGGCCTCCACGTGCGCGCAGGCGTTGACTTATCATCATATGCGAAAGCATCCCGACCTGTCGGGCAGTCTGATGGGCGATATCAGCGGTACTTCCGACAAGGTCTACGAGATTTACCGCCGATACGCGGAAAACGACCATTTTCCATGGGACGAGACGGGGAACAACCTGGCCGACGGCGGAAACCTCGCGGACAACATCCGCCTCAGTTCGGGCAGCCAGTACGGCAAGGAGACCGCAGGTTCCAAGAATGCGGGCCGAAGCGGAACGATCCAGGTCGGCAACATGACCGAGGTCGCCTTTTGGCCCATGGCGGGGGAAAGAGACCCCGCTCTCGGCTATCTTCAATCCCTGTACGACGGGGATAATGTTTCGCTGGTTGTGGCCGACTCCACTCCCAACGGTCCCGCCGGATGGTTTTACCGAACATGGGTGCAGGACAACGAATGGGCGAAGATATTCGCCGCCTGGTTCGAATTCGAGGATTCCGTGATTCCTTTCCGCAATGAGTCGATGAAACAGGATTTTATCGACACGTTGACCGACGACGAGAAGTCTGAAGTCGATCGCTTCGACGTATCCATGGAGCAGCTTCAATGGCGCCGCCGGGTTCTGCAGGACAAATGCAACGGCGATATCAGCAAATTTCGTCAGGAATATCCCTCCGATCCCGAGGAATGCTTCCTCATGTCCTCGCGCCCGAGGTTCCATATGGATGTTCTCGAGTCGATGTCGAAGGCCGCCAAGGATCTTTCGTTTCACGTGGGCTATATGTCGGTCCAGAAGGGCGACAAGGGCGCGTTCATTCCCGATCGCTCGGGTAATTGGCGCGTCTACGAGGAGCCTCAGCATGATTCCAAGTATTTGATTTCGGTCGATACCTGCACGGGGGAGGATCAGCAGCAGCAGGGTTTGGCCGCCGATCCCGATTTTCATTCCGTTCAGGTCTGGAAGGGCCCCTACGAGGACTGGCATGGCCATTGGCATGTCCCCCGCCTGGTCGCCCTGCATCATTCTCGTCTCGATATCGGGGTATTGGCCCAGGAAATCGAGGGGGCCGCCCGCTGGTACGGCGGGGCCTTCATCGTTCCCGAGGTAAATAATTCGGGATTGGCGTTGCTCAAGTACCTTCTCGAATCCGGCCTGAGCGTATATCGCCGCCGCAAGGTGAATGATTCCAGCGGCATGGTCGAGAAGAGCTTCGGGTGGAGTACCGACAAGATCACCCGCAAGACCATCATCGATCACATGGCCGCCGAGCTCATGGAGGAGAATTTCGATATCCCCGATCGCGAGGTTCTTCGGGAGATGAAGGTATTCGTGATAAACGACAGGGGAAAGCCCGAGGCCGCCCCCGGCCACCATGACGATCACGTCCTCGCCGCCGCGATCGCCCTATACAATTTGGATCTGGCGTCGTCCTATCGGGCGCCGAAGAAAAAGAAAATCACCAATCGCATGCTCCGCAAGAATCCCTCGCTGCTTTGTCCCGACGGATTCATGCGTGTTCCGCTCAAGGAATTCCTTAAAGGCAAGCGGTTGAAGGTATAGCATACTATATATAGGATTCACGCATTATGAGTAAGAACATCATCGAGAAATACGCGAAGCGGGAGGGCTTGAAATATGACGAGGCCCTGACAAGGATTACGGGTCTTATCAGAGAATTCAAGGATCTGTACGGCATCGGTACTCCGGAGGTCTTCGATATTCTCGACAAGGACCGTAAAGCCGCCCATACCGCGTTTGGGAGTGCGTTCAGAGACGACCCTCTTCTCTACCAGGCTTTTAATTCGGTATACAGCAAACGAGAGGGCGAGAGCGTCCAGGATGCTCTGCTCAGCGCGGGTAATGCCGGGTATATTGCCAGGCCGGCACTGCATATCAAGGATTTCTTTACCGGGAGTAACAGCTTAGACGAACACGAAGAAAGCCTGCTGGGCCCCTGGGGCTATTTCCGGGACGCGAGCGGTAATTGGCAAGAGCCCGGAACGGAAAAGCAATCCCAGAAGAAGGATACCGAGGAATTGGATGGTGCCACGTACAAGACCGACGACGATCTAGCCGAGGAGGCCGAGGAGGCCAAGGAGGCCAAAGAGGCCGAGAAGGCCGAAGCTGCCGAGAAGGCCAAGAAGGATCAGCTAACATCATCCGTCACCCCCGACGACTTCGGACCCGGCGCCACCTCACCCGCCACCCTCGACGAGCCCGCCCCGTCCCTGTCCGAGAAACTGGATCACCGCAACCGTCAGGCTCCCGATCTTCGCCGGAAGAGTCGTACGGGCAACAACACCTTTGTAGATCGCAGCAGCTTCCGAGCCGATGCCCTTCGCCGCAAGCAGGCTGACCGCGAGGACGATCTAGCGGAGCGCAAGCATAAGCGCGAGATGCGCGACGCAAACCGCAACGAGAGCCTCGCGCAGCTATGGGACGACACTGCCCACAACCGCGACGACAACCGCCGCTGGCACGAGCTCAGCGAGGCTGAGCGCCGTACTGCCAGGGATCACTATATTAAGCGATCCAGCGGAGATCCGGAATACATCAAAAAAGACCGCGAGGCCTATGAGGCTTCCCTCGAGAACCCCGCCCCGAAGGTAACCACGGGCGAGATCGGCGGCAAGGGCAAAAAGACCTTTACGCCTGCCCCCGAAACGCATACCGTTCCCGGAGCCGCCCTTGACGACATACCCTCCCAAGAAGAGATGGCTGTTCGTCCCTCCCCTCCGGGCACTCCCGCCGGGACTCCCTATGCGGAACCAGCCCCCCAACCTCCCCAGCCTTCCTATGCGGTTACCGAGCACCTCAACCAACCTCCGATAACTCAGGAGTCCCTAGCTCACAAACCTGTCCCACCGTCTTACACAGAGATACCGAACCAACCCTCGGTAACTCAAGGCTCCCTAGATCACAAACCCGTCCCGGGGTCTAGTAGCCCCCTACCGGACACACCGATAGAACCTTTTGGACCCGGCATATCCTCGGAAGACCGGGAACGACAGTTTATACTGGATACCGCCGCAACGGTTAATGCGGACGAAGGCCTGACCCCGGAAGACCGGGAACGGCAGTTTATACTGGATACCGCCGAAACGGTGGGCCCCGGCCTTCCCACCAAGCCCATTCCCACGATAGAGGCGGGCACTCCGGTTCCCACTCGGGTAGACGATCGCGGCCTCGAGGTAGTGACCGAGAGTGCGAAGGTGGTCCCTTCCCAAAAGAGCTTGGACAACCCCGGCCCGACCGTCGGCCACCTGTTTCCTCAGGGCGTCGGCAGCGAGCGCGAGCGCATTACCGACCCTACTTTCGCGGATCGGGTTCCCATCGTATCCTCCGTCAACGGCAAGCCTCGCATAACCGGTTGGAAGACAAAGGGTCTGATGGCTCGCCAGATGGGCGGCGCCAAATCTCAACGGCTCAATCCCGACGGGAGCCCATACGTCGCTCCCGGGGATCCCATGAATTTCCACGGCCCGAATCCCAACGGCGACCCCAATCGTTTCGCCGGCGAGACTCGCGGCTGGACGGGAGGTCAAAAGCCCGTCCGCGTTCCCACGATTGAGGAAAACGCGCGGAAAAGGGTCATGGCCTCGGGGGTTGCCCCCAAGCGTCCGATGACTCCCCGTCAGCCTTACCCATCGCGCGAAGAGTGGCTTAACAACAACAGGCAGGTTCCCGATGAGTACCTGTCGCCGGCCAGACTGGAGCAAAGACGTCGCCTCTCGTAACCTCCCCCATGTCCTGGTATGACGATCAGCTGGACCTGGGCGCCGAGGACTACTCCGGCAACGCCGAGGGCGTAGACCAGTTTCTCAGCAAGCCGATACAGCGGCCGTTTCAGCCGTTCGGCGGCCCGATGCAGGTATCTCAGGGATCGACTCCCCAGATGGTGGAGTCGCAGGCTCCCGAGCCGTCCAATTATTCCCGCTCCCCGTTGGACGATCTCGACGCGTACGACCAGTTCAAGGAGCAGTACAAGCTGATCAACTCCGACGCCTCCCTGCATAAGTCTTCCGCCACGCTCTGGGAAAACCGATACAAGGATTTCATGGACAACGAGCTGAAGCCCTTCTACCAGGGGCTTGATCTCTTCGGTGATCCCGAGGAGGGCGACGACGGGTACGTGACCGGCATCGACGACTTGTTCAAATCCACCCGCGCCGCCTCCGAGCAGGAGGACGGGTTCTTCGGAGCTTCTTCCGAAAAGGAGGCCGCCATACGTAATCTCGGAAGGTTCCAAGGTTGGGAGGGACCGAACGGACTGCGCGAGAAGTATTTCAAGCTCAAGGCACAGAAGGAAATGCGTCGGACGATGTCCGATCGCTACGAGAATGCCCGCCTCTCCATGATCGATTCCCTGACGGGCATACCCGCACCGTATCGGATGGAATTGGATCGGGCATCCGCCGCCCGCAAGAAAACTTCTTCCCGAGCTCCCTTGAGCGCCAAGCGGACGGGGGAGTTTCTCGATCAATTTTCTCATCTTTACGAGGAGCCTTTCTACAGCGTCAGCACGGGCCGCATAGAAAACGTGGAGCGGACCGATCCGCGCAAGCACAAGCCCGGCCGGATCAGCTCCTATACCGGAAAGTCCGTCACCCACAAGGACGACGAAATCCAACGCAATCGAATTGCCGCCGCCCAGAAGGGTGACGCGAAGGCCATGTTCGCCAAGCGCGATGGCATTTCTCGGGATCGAAAGCTTCGTGATCGGGGGATCATGTTCTCGATGGACGGCATGCTTGACGGCCGCCCTCTCGGCATGAGCCGAAACGACGTCGATCTCCTCGACGTGGACGAGATGCGCAAGGCGAATATCAAGGAATACAAGGGAGTCCCCATTGAGAAGGCTTTGCTCGACCTCGGAGGAGAGGAGCGGTTGAACATCGCGAAGGTCATGCAGGCCGTTTACGCAAGCCGCAACGTTTGGCAGGATGACCAGTTGGCGTATCTAAAGGTAGCGGGTGGCCCCGGGGCTGAGAAAGCCCTAAAGAAAATGCAGGCGTCCGAGGAAAAGGTACACCAAACATTGATGCTTGCGCAGGAGTTTGGGCTGACGGATGAAATAATCGAGCAGAACGAGAATTTAGGTTTTTTTGCATCTATCGCCCGTAACCTTTCCAATGCCGCCAAGCGCGGCTGGGCTATGGATGAGATGAGTAAGTATGCCGACGATTTTCTCCTTGATATGGCTGATGCCTCCGACATCGAGAAATTCATAGAGGCTGCTCAGGAGACGGCTGCGATACCTACCAGTACGGCCGCCCAGAGATTTCAGGAGTACAAGTCTTCGGGCTTTTGGGACTCCGTCGGGAACCTGTTGTTTGACAACCCTTCCGCAATCCCCGAGCTTTTCGTGGAGTCCATGTCCTCGTATTTGCCCGCTTATGCGAGGTGGAGCTGGAAGACGATTCCAGCGGCAGCCGGAGCCGGTGCCACCGTCGGTGCGGTGGCCGGACCCCTGACTGCAGCGGGTGGAGCTGCGACGGGAGCCGTTTGGGGCGCCCGGGCCAACTGGGGTGTAGCTTCCCTCGTATTGGAATATTCGGGCATGGTGCTCGAAGGAATGCATGATCTCGGCGTGGATTGGAAGAATCCCAAGGTATTTGCCGCCGCTTGGGCTAACGACTCCATTAGGGAGAAGATAAAGTCCAAAGCCCTCAAGAAGGGCGTCCCAATCGCTTTGCTCGACGCCGCTTCCGGTATGATGGCGTCACGAGTTACGCAGTCCCTGCACCACACGGGCAACGCTTTGAAGGGCGGAAAGCTTTTTGACAAGGAAGCCTGGGCTCGGTCGGCGAAGACGCTCCCCCGTTTTACTCGATTTCAGAAGGGAAGGAGCGCGCTTTTAGAGGTCGGGACCGATTCGGCTACCGGCGTACTTGGTGAGTTTCTCGGACAGGCTTGGTCAAAGGATCCGGGCGAGGCATACGACAACAACGCCATGGTGGCTGAAGCATTTGTCGGCGTCGGCCCCGGTTTATTGGGTGCGGCGGGGGCCCTACGGTCGTCCCGGGGGTTGGATTTGACGGCGACCCCCTTTGATTACGCCGGCATATCCAAGACCGCCGAGGGGGGCACGCGCGGCACTGTAAATCTGGCGGGCTTCCGTAACGCTTTCACCACGTTCGCCACATGGCAGGGGATGAGCAGGGATATTTCCCGCGAGGCCGGGTTGCCTCCCGAGCAGCAAAAGGTGGTCCAGGACGTGTTTGCCCGCATGTATGCCTATGACCCCGAGAAGATGAGTAAGCTGAAAATCGTTTACGCGGATCGTACTCCGTTTGGAGAATCCGGTGGAAGGGTTGAGGGGTCATTCCATTTCGACAACGAGGTGGACCCGAGAACGGGGGAGAAAAGGTATTCCCCGCTTATCTATTTAAACAGGAAGGCCTTCAAGGAGAACCCTGTCGCCGTCATTCTTCATGAATCAGGTCATTTTGCCCGCATGTTCGTGTTCGAAAACGACGCGGAACTTTTAGATACCTATAAGAGCCTAACCCAAGACCAGAAGTCGGATTCGATGGCCCAGTACGTTCTCAAGCGGCCCGATGCCAAGTATTCCGCCTTACCACCTGAGGAGCGGTCCAGAGTAGATCAAGTGCTGGAAGGGTTGACGGAGATGCAGCAGGCCGAGGAGTGGTTCTCGTATCAGTGGGGTAGGGTGCTTGCGGGGCAGACCTTGGACAAGAAAGAGGTGGGGACGGCTTTGCAGAATTACCTCACCACCACCCTTCATCCCGCCATGGAGGGTTGGTCGGGTCAGATGGAGCAAGCGGGAACGAAGGAGAAGCGAATCCAGCTCGACAGGCGAATTCTCCAATACCTGGGTTACACCCCCCTCGGTTTGCCCAGCGGTAACCTGCGTTTTGGGTCCGGGTATCACGAGCGCCCCGGAATGCTCGATCGATTCCGCAACAAGGATACCAAGTTCGCTCAAATGAGCGACGAGGAGGGCTTGAATCATTTAATGCGTGAGGTGCGTGTGATTGCGGAGGACCACGGTCTCAATCGCGCCAAACGCGTCGTCTCTGCCCTATGGAAGCTTATGGGTGCATCCAAGATCACCGTGGGCGATAACTCGTTTTATACCCTCAAGGAATTTAAGGAGAGGTTGCTTCCGTTCGCGGAGCATGAAGTATTCAAGGGGGAAATTGAGAGCACTGCCGAAGTCTACGAAGGGCTCGAGGGCAAGGACGCAAAAGACGCGCATGACCAGCTGATGCCCAAGCAGGGTTCTGGCGACGAGCGACGGCCCGCGAGGAAACTTGGGGACAAGCGGTATGTCGTTACGAAGAAGGGCGCCCGGCAGAAGGGACGCCCCTCCAAAATAACGAAAGGCGCGGAGAAGGTTGAAAAGATGGAGGCTCAGAGGGCCGAGCTTGAAGCGCAGCTTGTCGCTTTGGAGGAACGCTTGGGCTCTGGGTTTGAGAAGTCGGAGGAGAGGACGAAGGCCGTTGCCGACTTGGACAAGGTCAAGGGAAAGATAATCGCCGCTCCGGTAAAGTTGGAGAATCGCAAAAAGCCCGTTAGATACGGCGAGCTTGATTACATCTCGCACGAGTACGACGAGGATGTAAATGACGATTTACGCAATCGCACCTTGGAGGAGATCAACGCTCTCGAGTCTCTGCTGCCCAGTTATGCCGTTATTCGCGGAGCCGAGGGTAGTGGATACGAGCTAAGGAGGCGCACGGCGGGCGATCGTGAGGCGGTGGAGCCCTCCATGCACCTTACTCGAAAAGAGGCCACGGAGGCTGGGGATAAGTTCGTGGCGGATGAGATGGAGAAGCTTTCAAACGTCGAAAAGGCCGTAAAGAAGGCCCGAGAGATCGTAATGGATCCGCTAAAGTTCGAGGCGGCGGCCAAAGAGGCTGTGAAGGCCCTCGATACCCCGCCTGTCGTTTCGAAGGATGGAACCGTAAAGGAGAAGGGCAAGGAAGCCAGCATGGGTTCATTAGTCTCCCATATAATCGGGCTCCGTGAACTAATAGCGAATTCCGCTTTCAGCGGCTTGACCGCCGGACGAGACTTTGTGACTGAGGTCAGCGCAAAGGCACCCGACGCTGATCGAGTAATCCAGGAGTTCCTCAAGTTCGATGAGATGATTGACGGCGTAGTGGCGACTCTCAAGCGTCGGGAGACGGAGCTCGAACGGAGAATCGAGTCTTTGGGGTCCACGGCCTTAGGCTCTCGTTCACCCCGCAAAAAAATCTACACTCCCGTCATTCAGCAGAAGGGAAAAGACGGTAAGTTCTTCTATGTAGGGTTAAGCGATGACGGGAAAAAGGTGATCAAGCTAAAGCAGCTGGGCGACGGTAAGAAGATCCGAAAGGCTCGATTTCTCCATAAACTCGACTTCAAAAAAGGAGCCTGGCAGGGTGACAAGGAGTTTGAAGCCAAACTCAAAACGCTCAAGACAGGGTTTAGGAACCGGCATAAAGGTAAAGACAAGCTCCTTGAGAATTTTGAAAATTACATTCAGGTCTGGGAGCACGACGGCAAGGGAGTCTCCAAGAAAAAATCCAAGAAAAAATCCAAGAAAGAAACTAAGGAAGAAACTAAGGAAGAAACTAAGAAAGCGGAGGTACCCGCCGCCGTTCTCGAAAGGCGTGAGCGCGAACTTGAAGACCTGAGAAAGAAACTGGATCTGGTTCGTAGGTTCCGCAGTGCCGTACGTCCCGAGCAAGCTTCCATAAATTGGATGGATGTCCCCCATTTCGGCTATTTCCGCAAACTGGACACCAATAAGTATGAGCGGTATACGCTGGGTGAGCTCGCTTCCACCTATAACGAATTTTCAAGCGAGGGCCTGGATACCACGGTATATCGGAAGGAGGACGGTAGATACAGAAAGTATAAGTTGAATGATAAGACGGGCTACCTGCTCCTGTACGGGCAGAGAGTACCCGAAGGCCTCAAGCCCGAGACGGAGTCGAAGGCCGAGGGAGGTGTACCCACCCGTATTCATGACACGCTAGAAGCTGCAAACGCCGCCGTAGGGGAGCTGAAGGGGGCTCAGTTGTTCGACGGCAGTAACTACATAGTGTCGGATGATGTACGTCCTTTTGTAGTAATAGACATAGAGGGGGTCAAAGTCGCTTTTTATCTCTCTTCCGGGATGGGGGG